GAAACGCCTCATTCCAGTTCGCCGACATGGCGGTTATGTTGCAAGGCGGGATGGGCGTCGCTCGCACGTTCGCGACGCAGCTTCCGCAATTGCTGGGCGGCATGGGCGTTCTAGGGGCCGCAATCGGCGCAGTGGTCGCTATCGGCTTTCCGATGGCGTCGATGTTCGCGGAGAATGACAAGGCCGCTGATGCGCTTCTAGGCACGTTTGGCATACTTGAGCCGATGATGCGAGCCATCGCGGATGGGATGAGGCAGTTCGCAGAAATCGCGATTGATGGCATCAACTTGATCATCAACAATCTAGATCGGATCGTCATCACGGCAGGCGTCGCCGCAGCGGCTTTCGGTGGGCCTCTGATGGCGTCTTTTATTGCCGCAAAGGTTGCTGCGTTTGGGCTGGTCGGAGCGCTTACGGCTATCAAAACCGCACTAATAAAGACCGGCATTGGCGCGCTTGTCGTTATTGCTGGCGAACTTGTATATCAGATCTTCCGCGCCGTCAGCGCGCTGGGCGGCCTCGGAAATATGTTCAAAGCCTTTTACTTTATTGTTGAGGAGTCTCTAAGAAGAAGTGCCACGGCGTTTGACTACCTTATGGTAAACGCAGAGTACGTTTTTCTCCAGATTCACAGGTCCGTGGCTATTGCGGCAGACTTTATTACGAGAAAATTTGTCGACGCTTTTAATGTCGTTGTCAGAAACGCTCAAGGCTTTGGCGGCGCGCTTTCAGCTATATTCAACGCCATATCGCAAGGCACACGCCCCAGCGTCGAAGATATTAAAAATGCATTCGATCAAGCATTAAATTCCAGCCGTCAGTTCGCCACTGGCACCGCGCTGGTGCTAGATGACCTAAATCAGCAAATAGATAGTCTCGTGATCGCATCAAATAAACTGGGCTTGGAGGTTTTCGCGCCAATCCAGGCTCTAGAAGAACTTCGAGCCGAAATCGCAAAGATGAAAAAGGCCGACCGCGATGTCCGCAACCTTTTCAAAGGCGGCAAGGGCGATGAGGACGAGGATGACGGCGCGAAAGAAGAACTGGACAGACTGAAGGAAAAACTCGCCAGCAAAATCGAGATACTAAAAGACGCGATGAACCGTGAGACCTTGACGGAACTGGAACTGCTCGCAATCAAGCTAAAAAAGCGCCAAGAACTGATTGACGAGGCCCACAATAATGAGGTTATCAGCGAGCAACAAAAAAATGAACTGCTTGCCCAAGCGAAGGAATCGCATAAAAAAGATATGGACGATATTGAGCGCAAGGCGAGAGACAAAGAACTGGGCCATGTCGCAAACGCATTCGGCGCGATTGCCAGATTTACTGAGACGCATTTCAAAAAAATGGGAAGAATTGTCAGAATCGCGGGCGCGGCTGAAGCGCTAGTCAACTCTTGGCGAGCCTTTGCCCAGGTTCTTGCTAATGGATCGCTTCCGTGGTTCGCAAAAATACCTGCGGCCCTGAGCGTTCTTAGCGCTGGTCTGGGGGCCGTCAACGCCATAACGAGCGGATCCAAGAGTTCGTCAGCAGCGACATCAAGTGCGGCTACAGAACCTGCTGCGCCGGTCGTCTCGCGCGATGTCGCAATTTCAGTCGCGGGCGGCGATATGTTCTCGCGAGATCAGATCATAGGCTTAATTAACAGCATCAACGAAGCCGTCGAGGACGGGGCAAGGGTGAGACTCGCATGACCGTTTTCTTCGAGGCCGGCTACACGAAGCCTGGGGCCGACTACGGGCTGACGCACGCCAGGATCGCGCATTCGCTCAACTGGTTGAGCGGCGGCACCGCCACGGCGTCGAAAACGGCGGCAACGGGCTATTTCGTCAACGCGCCGCTCAACACGCTGACCTATGAGCGCTATAAGCCGTCCTCAATGAACTTCAACTGGGAATATGATCACGGATCCGCTGCGGAGTGCGACTACTGCTGCATTGCGGCGCATACGTTCGGCACGAATGGCAATTCGCTGTCGGTCCAATATTACGACGGAGCGGCATGGCAAGCGGTCTTGGCATCGACCGCAGTGTCGTCTGACGAGCCAATCATCGTCATATTCGAGCCGGAGACACGCCAGCAATGGCGCATCGTGCTTTCTGGAGGCACAGCGCCAGAGGTGGGCGTGGTCAAGTTTGGTAAGGCGATGCAGATGGAGCGCCCGCTGTATGGCGGCCATACGCCCGTCGCAATGGCGCGCGACACTGCTTTGCGGTCCAATTATTCCGAGACCGGCGAATATCTGGGCCGCGTGAAAAAGCGGACCATGCTTTCGACCAGCTATGAGTGGCAGCACCTGTCAGCAAGCTGGATTCGCACCAATTGGCCCAGCTTTCAGCTTGCGACAGAGGCCGAGCCGTTCTGGATAGCCTGGAGGCCGGAGACGGTTGGGGATGTCGCATATGCTCAATTGGATCAGGTGCCAGCGCCGTCAAATATGGGCATCCGGGATCTGATGAGCGTCTCGATGTCGATCAGGGCGCGCGGTTATGACTAGCTATCCAGTCGGCAGAGAGCCGATCCAGATCGTTGAGATACTCCAGCCGCTATGCACGAACGAGTTCGGAGTGGCTCCCTGCACGGCTACGGGGACCGCTGACACCAAGTGCTATAATACGCGGGCGACGTGCCAGGATACGGCTAATTTTGCCCTAGGGACGCCTCTGAGCCTGTTTTTCACGAAGGCGCAGTTCCTTCCGACGCTTCAGGCCAATCAGACGGTGCCGGTCGAGAATCCGTCTGACTGGATACTTTACGACGGCACATGGTCCGACGCGGGAATCTGGTACGACGCCGCGTTCTGGCGCGATGACGATCAGTCATATCCGCAGCCAGTGTTCGATCCGGTCAATAGCACAATGCCGCCTTATATATTCCCGGATCTGGTCAGCGTCAGCACCAGCCCGACAAGAGTCAATCTGGCGGTGGCGTCGAGCGATGCGAAGGGGCTGGGCAATCGTGCGCTATGCACGATCAAGTTTAAGGACTTCCAGCACACCGACCGGCTAGTCGATCCATATGTCGATGGTCGGTCTTGGGATCCGCTGTCGGCAGATCGCGGCAGCTTCTGGACGCGCTGGCTGGTGCGGAATAAGTACCGCACAAACATGCAGGTTAAGGTCTACGAGGGATACGCCGGGCAGAATCTGGCCGACATGAGCGTTCGGCTGTATTTCGTGGACGGCATCAGCAACGTCGATTCCTCCGGCAATATCACAATGCGATGCAAGGACGTGCTGGCGCGCATTGAGTCTAGGCAGGCTCAAGCGCCCGTGGCGTCGCCT